ACCTTGAATACAAGAAGTAAGAAGGGTCCTGTGGTAAAGAACCCTAAACAAGCAATCGCCATTGCCTTATCACAGGCTGGTATGTCGAAGAAGAGGAGTAAGTAAGATGGCAAGTTCAATTCGCAAAGAGTTTGATGTAGCGTTTCGTTCGGCACTGGATGCCGGAGAAAGCACGTTTGAATTTCAGGGCAAGAAGTACAACACGAAGATGGCCCCTCCCAAGACCACCTCCAATCGTGGCGGTGCGCGGATGAAGAGTGGCACAGATATTATGGACACTCTTCCAAAGGTTGGAAAAGTGGATCGTAGTGAACTTGAAGATTACGATATTACGCCAAAGCAGACAAAAGGGTTCAAGGCCGAAGATATGGGCATGAACCAATACAAGAAACCGGAACTCAGTGATTTTGTCCCAGATTTTCTTACAAACAAAGCGGCGCAAGATAGAGAAACCAGTATGCGTGATAGCATTAAGTCCATGGCAGGGTCTGATCTTACGCCTAAAGCTGGAGACCGCCCGACTGATGGATATCGCAAGGGCGGCCTAGTAACAGCCAAGCGTTCGTCAAAGCGTGGGTGCGGTATTGCTGTTAAGGGACTTGGTAGAGCAGGGGGACGTTGAGATGATGAACCGTGCTCGTAAATACGCTGATGGTGGTGCGGTCGGGGCTGCTCCTCCGATTGGTATGGCAGGTCTTGGCACAGCACAGGCACCTGCCCCTGCTGTACCACAGGCATCCCCATATGCTTCTCCGTCTGATTACGGGATGCAGGGCGCAGCATTTGGTCAACCGCAGGGAACAACGGAGCAGACAAATCCTGCTCTTGTTGGTATGAATAAGACAACTGGGCAGATGGGTTCTTCTGCCGGATTTGCCAAGGGCGGCCTTGTAAAGCCTATGAAACCGATGCGCGTCATGGGAGAAGGCAAGGCAAAGAAGATGAGTAAGGGCGGCTCTGTTGTAAGCCGTGGTGGCGGAATAGTGGTTCGTATGAAACCTTGCAAGATGAGTTGATATGACAGTTTCTGGCACGAAGACATTTGAGTTAGATGTAGCCGACTACATCGAAGAGGCGTTTGAGCGTTGTGGCATTGAGATCCGCACAGGATACGACCAGCGCACGGCTCGCCGTAGCTTGAATTTGCTTCTTGCTGAGTGGGCCAACCGTGGCCTGAACCAGTGGACGATTGTCCAAGAAAATATTGCGCTTACTGCCAATAATGAATCCTACACGTTGACATCAAGTGTGATTGACATCATCACTGCGGTTATAAGAGATAGTTCTGGGATTGGTACAGCGTCTCAGTCGGACCTCACCATTGATCGCATTAGCCGCGAGATTTACCAGAACATCCCGAACAAGTTAAGCATTGGTCGCCCTGTACAGTACTTTGTAGATCGCAAGATTATCCCTGTTGTGTACGTTTGGCCGAAGCCTAACACAACATACACTCTAGTAGTTGATAAGCTGGTGCGATTGGACGATGCTAATTCTGGTGTAGACACCATGCAGATCCCGTTTCGCTTCTATCCGTGTCTTGCTGCCGGGTTGGCGTACTACATTGCAATTAAGAAGGCTCCTGACCGTATTCAGATGTTGAAGGCGATCTACGAGGAAGAGTTTGAACGTGCTGCCACGGAAGATCGTGATCGGGCATCTCTGAGATTGACGCCTTCTCGGTCCAACTATCGGTTGGGGTAACCCATGGGTCTTTTTGCAAACGGCAAATACGCCATTGCGATCTGCGACAGATGCGGATTTCAATACGATTATCATTTGCTGGCGAAAGAATGGAATGGTCTGAGAACCTGCACGGAATGCTGGGAGTCAAAGCATCCTCAGTTGGACCCGATCTTTCCGCCACCTGAGCCACAGGCGTTGGTTGCTCCAAGACCGTCCCGTATTGAGCCGATGGACGTACCAGTTGGTACTGACATTTTCCCGTTTGTAGAGTACAACCTGTTGCAGATGATTACGCAGGTTGGCGTTGTTGAAGTGGTTATAACCTTATGAGCTGGACATACGCTACGTTGGTGCAAGCCATCAAGGACTACACAGAGTACGACGAGACGACATTCTCGGCGAACATCGACAACTTTATCCAGAGTGCTGAAGAGCGCATCTTTTACGCTGTCGATCTTGAGGACTTCAGGAAGAATTCTACTGGTACAATGACGGCCTCAAATAAGTATTTGACAGCCCCGACAGATTTTCTGGCACCGTTTAGCTTGATGATCACGTCGTCTGGGTCAAAGGTCATCTTGTTGAACAAGGACGTGGAGTACCTACAGGAGTATAACCCGACCGAGGCAACGGGTATTCCAAAGTACTACGCCTTGTTTGACAAGGATAATTTCCTAATTGCTCCGGTGCCAAATGCAGCGTTTGTTACTGAAATCCACTATTACTACAAGCCCGCCAGTATCACAGTTTCTGGAACAACATGGCTTGGAGACAATGCTATCGAAGCCCTTTTGTATGGATCTCTGGTAGAGGCTTATACGTTTATGAAGGGGGAGAACGAACTCCTCAACACGTACAATCAACGGTTTATTGAGGCCCTTACCCGCCTCAAGAACTATGGTGAAGGTCGTGAGAACGACGATGCTTATCGTGATGGTCTTATTAGAGTGAAGGCTAATTGATGTTTACCCCAGCAATGCAAACCGGAACATTTACAGTTGAGGTAGTTACGTCAAACAATGGCGGTCATCCGCCGGAGTTTTGGGCGGAACAGGCGTCGAAGAGGATTGTCGATGTGTCGGCTACAGCCCCGGATGTAATCCGAGGTCAAGCAATAGCGTTTCAAAATCAGGTGGAACAGGTTATACTGCACTACATGAAACGTGCTATACAATGCGATAGATCCACGGTCAGTCATCTGGTGACAGAAGCTGGTCAACCACAATTAGCTGAACTTATAAGGAGGCCGTGATGGCATTTACTGGAAACTTCATGACAACATCGTTCAAGACGGAACTCTTGAGCGGTATCCACGCAATCGGCACAACGGTTATTCGTGGTGCAACGACTGCTGACACATTCAAGTTGGCCTTGTACACATCGTCTGCAACGCTTGATGCTTCAACAACCGCATACTCTGCGACCAACGAGACGACCAACACCACGGGTTCCGCATATGTAGCGGGCGGTAATACCCTTACTGCTGGCACAACGTCGTCTTCTGGCACGACCGCTTTTGCTGACTTTGCCGATTCTACGTGGACCACGGCGTCATTTACTGCTCGCGGTGCATTAATTTATAACTCAACGCAGGGCAATAAGGCCGTTGTTGTGTTAGATTTTGGTGCGGATAAAACGTCATCGGCTGGTACATTCTCTGTTATCTTCCCGACAAACGATGCTTCCAATGCCATTATTCGCATAGCGTGATGAGTAATGACCGATGCAGTCGTAGCCTTTGAAGGATGGTCTAGATCCCAAGGATGGGGTCTGGGTGCGTTTGGCACGGGTGCGATTGATATTGGAGTTGCAACAGGCGGTGTTGGCACAGCAACTGTCACGGCAACGGCAACCGCAAATGTAAGCCTTACGGGCGTATCTGCAACAGGCGGTGTTGGCACAGCAACTGTCACGGCAGACGCTAATGTCAGTGTCACGGGTGTATTTGCCACAGGGTCTGTTGGACAAGTTCTTGTCTGGGGTCAGATTGTTCCTGACCAAATTCCTGCGTGGGTAACGATTGCACCAAATCAAGTTCCGGGGTATAGTCCCATCACACCATCTCAGTCTCCAAACTGGACTCAGATAGCCGCCTAGAGGTTTTTGGCATGACAAGTACTTACTCACCTAATCTTAAACTTACTTTGATGGGTACTGGCGATCAGTCCGGTACGTGGGGCGATACGACCAATACGAACCTTGGTACGTTGGTTGAAGAGGCTATCGCTGGTTACACTACGCAGGCACTTGCGGGTGCTGGTCCTACTGCACTTACAATTCCTGACGGAGCCTCCTCTGTCGGTCGTAACTACGTTATTGAGTTCACGGGTACGCCAACAGCGGGACATACGGTAACCGTTCCTGCGGTGGATAAGCCCTACATACTGTTCAACAACACGAATATCGCCCTTATTGTTAAGGTATCGGGCCAGTTGGGTTTTACGATTGCTGTCGGCAAGAAGGCCATTGCATACACAAACAGCACGGACCTTATTGAAGTTGCCAACGCTCCTGTGACAGAAGCTGGCACACAGACGCTAACAAATAAAACACTTACATCCCCCGTTCTGACAACCCCTGCGTTAGGAATTCCTGCAAGCGGAACACTTACTAATGCGACAGGGTTGCCTATTTCAACAGGTGTATCAGGACTTGGGTCAGGCGTGGCGACATTTCTTGCAACGCCAACTTACGCTAATTTATCTACTGCTGTAACAGGTGATACAGTAGTTGGTATTGCCGCAACACAGACGTTAACAAATAAAACACTTACATCCCCTGTTCTGACAGCCCCTGCTTTGGGTACTCCGACTTCTGGAACTTTGAGTAGCTGTACGGTTGATGGAACTGATGCCGTTGGATTTAGAAATATCCCAGTTAACTCTCAATCCGCAGCATACACTTTAGTTTTGACAGATTCTGGTAAATGTATTTTGCATCCGTCGTCAGATGCAAATGCTAGAACATTTACTATCCCAGCAAATGGTTCAGTAGCCTATCCAATAGGAACTGCTATTACGTTCATCAACATGACCTCGAACGTAGTTACGATTGCCATTACAACTGACACGATGTATTTAAGCCCCGGCGGAACAACTGGTTCGAGGTCTTTGGCACAGTACGGGTCTGCGACGGCTATTAAGATTACATCGACTAATTGGGTGATTTCAGGAAGTGGTTTGACATGAGTGGTGCGCTACAATCGGTCCTTATGAATCAACGATCTACATCAGTAGCTGTTACCAATGCTATTGCTATAGCACACCTTACTTCACCATATGTTTCTGTCTATCCTTGGACTACGGGAACTGGATTTGGAACTAAATATGCTGATCCTGCAACATTACCCGGAACCAGAGGCAATGATGTAGCTTTTAGTCCATCAGGAAATGCTATTGCCATAGCACACACTACTTCACCATTTGTTTCTGTCTATCCTTGGAGTGCAGGATTTGGAACTAAATATGCTAATCCTGCAACATTACCAACGGGTACAGGAAATGGTGTAGCTTTTAGTCCATCAGGAACTGATATTGCTGTAGCAAGCAGCAGTACACCATATGTTTCTGTCTATCCTTGGAGTGCAGGATTTGGAACTAAATATGCTAATCCTGCAACATTACCGGGCGGAATAGGGAATGATGTAGCATTTAGTCCATCAGGAAATGATATTGCGGTAGCAAGCACCCTTACACCATTTGTTTCTGCATATCCTTGGACTACGGGAACTGGATTTGGAACTAAATATGCTGATCCTGCAACATTACCGGGTACAGGAAATGGTGTAGCATTTAATCCATCAGGAAATGCTATTGCTGTATCGCACGGCACTGCTGCACCATGGATTATTGTTTATCCTTGGAGTGCAGGATTTGGAACTAAATATGCTGATCCTGCAACATTACCACCGGGTGTAGGAAATGGCGTAGCTTTTAGTCCATCAGGAACTGATATTGTTGTAGCACACAATACTTCACCATTTGTTTCTGCATATCCTTGGAGTGCAGGATTTGGAACTAAATATGCTGATCCTGCAACATTACCAACGGGTACAGGGGGGGATGCAGCTTTTACCCGATCAGGAACTGCAGGAACTGATATTGCCATAGCACACGCTACTTCACCATTTGTTTCTGTCTATCCTTGGAGTGCAGGATTTGGAACTAAATATGCTGATCCTGCAACATTACCAACGGGTACAGGGTTTAATGTAGCGTTCAATTAATTTACGGAGCAGTTAAAATGACAAAACATAAAATTCTCACACAGGCTCTTGAGGCAAGACAGCAGGAAATAATGGGTTATCAAATTAACATTGATAACTACGCTCTTGCTATCGCCCACATCAAGGAAAGCGGTGATACTGATCTGGCAGAGTTTGGTGAGAAGCTAAAAGCATCTCTCGTGACAGAAAAGTTAGAACAGAAGAAAGCAATGGTTATCGGCTTTGTAATTCAACAGCAGTTGGAGACACTTTAATGTATGTTCAGAAAATTGGTGACACATGGCGGGAGGTTGTGGGCAATGTTCTCTTTGCGCCGAATGTTTTTCAAACTGCTGAATCATTGTCTGTCGAGCAGCGTCAGGAACTTAATGTATATCTGATTGAGGACGATCTGCGACCAGTGCTGACAAACACTCAGAGGTATGGTGATCCTATTTACACCATCAAGGGTGGCGGCGTGGAGCGGTCCTATGCTGTTGTTAACAAGACAGAGCAGGAGATTGCAGATGATACCTCAAACAAAATTAATGAGGTTCGGCTTCAACGCAACCAAAAACTGTCTGAATCTGATTGGACGCAGTTGACCGATTCTCCGGTTGATAAAACGTCGTGGGCAACGTATCGTCAAGCATTACGCGATCTACCCGCTAACATAGCAGATCCATTTAATCCAATCTGGCCTGTAGGACCGGTGGAATAACAGGAGTAGGAACTTGAACGCAATACCCATTGCATAAATATATGAGGACGAAGGATGGCCCTGCAAAAGATCCAGTTCAAGCCCGGAGTGGTAAGGGACGTTACTGCCTACACCAATGAGGGTGGGTGGTATGACTGCGACCTTGTGCGGTTTCAGAACAGCTTTCCTCAATCCATTGGCGGGTGGGCCACGTACGCGCAAACATCATTTCTTGGAACTTGTCGTGAGTTAATCAACTGGTCGGCTTTGGATAGCGTAAACTACCTCGGCGTAGGAACAAACTTAAAGTTTTATGTCGAAAGCGGTGGAGTGTTTAACGACATTACCCCAATTCGCAGCACGGTAGTCTTGAGCGGTGCATTTGCAGCGACCAATGGTTCGGCAACTATTACCGTTACAGACTCTGGGCATGATGCAATTACAAATGATTTTGTAACATTTAGCGGTGCTGTTAGTCTTGGTGGCAACATAACCGCCGCTGTTCTTAACAAAGAGTATCAAATAACTGTTGTCGATGCCAACAGCTTTACATTTGTTGCGACGGCAACGGCTAACGCTTCTGACGTGGGAACGGGGGGGTCAGCCATAACTGCGGCATACCAGATAAACACCGGTCTGACAGAACAAGTCGGTGGCGGTGGTTGGGGTGCTGGAACTTGGGGTAGATTAGGTTGGGGTGACGGCGTTGCTCTTACCCCTTCCACCACCCTGCGTTTGTGGACTACAGACAATTTTGGCGAAGATCTGTTGTTCAATGTCAGGAATGCAGGAATATATTACTGGTCTCCATCGGTTTCTACACCGCTGACAGTTCGCGGAGTAACACTTGCTTCATTAAGCACGGACATTCAAACTCCGACTATTGCTACACAGATCATGGTCTCGGACAATGATCGTCATGTGATTGCCTTTGGTGCCAACAATTATATAGATTCATCTAATACATTTGAGGATACTCAAGACCCGCTGCTTATTAAATTTAGTAGTCAGGAAGACTACACAGTTTGGACACCGATTGCCACGAATACGGCAGGGGACTTACGCCTTGGCTCCGGCACACGTATAATTCGTGCTGTTGAGACAAAGCGAGAAATCCTTGTTTGGACAGATATCGCCCTTTATTCGATGCAGTATATCGGACCCCCGTACACCTTCGGACTTACGATGGTGGCAAGCAGCATTACGTCTATGGGGTTTAACTGCTTTGCAGCCGTTGACGATGTTGTTATGTGGATGGGTATTGGCAAGTTTTATATCTTCGGCGGTTCGACGCAAGAACTTCAATGTCCGTTGAAAAACTACATTTTTACCAATCTCAACATTGGTGAGTCTGACAAGGTTTATGCCGCAGTAAACAGTGAATTTAATGAGGTGACTTGGTTCTATCCTACTGCTGACTCCTCGGAGTGCAATGCCTATGTGACGTTTAACTATATGGATCGTGCGTGGACATATGGCAGCATGGCACGAACGGCGTGGCTTGATAGCGGCACCAATGTCTATCCGATTGCTGCATCGCCGGATGGTTATCTTTACAACCATGAGTATGGCATGGACGATGGTAGCACCAACCCTGCCACTCCGCTAAATGCGTATATCGAGAGTTCTCCTTTTGATATTGGCGAGGGCGACAACTTCGTGTTTATCCGCAGGATTATTCCCGACGTGACGTTCTACGATTCAACCAATACGCCAACGGTTGATATGACGATTAAGATGCAGAACTTTCCGGGGTCCAACTACAATAAGACAACGGATTCTCCTGTCACAAGGTCTGCCACGGTTCCTGTCGAGCAGTTCACGACACAGGCGTATGTACGTCTGCGGGGTAGACAGGCGACCTTTAAGATTGAGAGCAACACGCTTGGAACAAGATGGTCATTAGGATCACCTCGCCTTGAAATACAACCTGACGGACGTAGGTAATGGACCGCAGACTTACGTTACCTGCATTTGGACGTGCGCCAACCGCATATGATCCGGTGTACTTCAATGATATGGTTCGTATGTTGAACCAGATGACCATCGCCCTCCGATCCGCAGGAGAGGGCAGACAAACAACCCTTGTTCTGACAAACTTGCCGACAAACGATGCCGGTGCAGAACCGGGTACGTTGTTTCAGGTCAACGGAACTGTGTATGTCTCTGTGCTATACAGAGCGTATGTCGCTGGAAATTCTGCAACGGGTTCCGTTGGTACGGTAACCGTGACGGTATAAGGCTTGTGTTTCATCACACAAAGAGGTATTTTAGCGGAGCCGATTACTTCAGGATCACGGCCCCTGCTATTCGAGTTCACACATAGGACAGACCGATGGCTGGAATTGCAGATCTTCAAGGAATGATGGGAGGCGCACCAGAGGCATCAGCTTCTGCTTCCCCAGCAACAGGACCATCAGAACCGCCGGTTTCTGGCGAGGTGATTTCTGCTCTTGGACGTGCTTTTAACAGTCTGTCAGTGGAAGAGATCACGGATCTTCGGAATCTGTCAGACGATCTTAAAACGATGGGTTCGGATAAGCTGACCGCTTTGAAGCAGACAATCCAGTTTATTATGAACAAGTCTGATCAGTACGACCGTGCAGTTCAGGCTTTGATTAAAAAAGGTATTGTTCAGCCGGGCGATCTGCCGCCGAAGTACGTGCAGAGTTTCTTTGAGATCTTGGCTGGTATGGTGAAGGATGCCATAGCATCTCCTGCTGCCATGCCAATGGAAGGTCCAGCGGCAGAAATGCCACCTCTTGCAATGGCGGGTGGTGGTATTACCAATCTCCGGTCACAGGCTGATATGGTGCGCCGTGCAAACCGTAGCGGTGATAGCGTTCTGGCACACATTAATCCGCGTGAAGCTGCGATGCTTGGAAGAACGCAAGGGTCCAGCATCAACCCGATTACGGGCCTTCCTGAGTACGGGTTCTTTGACAGCATTGGTAAGTTCCTCAAGAAGGCTGCGGGTATTATTCTTCCTGTGGCGTTGAACTTCCTCGCTCCGGGCTTGGGTACGATTGCATCTGGCGTCATTGGATCAGGCTTAGGTGCCATGATCAACGGGGCAAATCCAAGTCAGGCACTCCAAGCTGGCTTAATGGGTGGTGTTGCTGGTGGCGTATTCTCGGGCGTTTCGGGAATGCTTAGTGGCGGCACGTTTATGGGCGGCGTCCAAGGTGGTCTTCCTTCCGGGATGTTTGGAAACCCACAGACTCCATTCTTAAATCAGAACATTTTTGGCGGCGGGAGAGTGACACCAACCACTAATATGGGGGCAACTGCTCTTCCCGGGGGCAGTGGTATGCCTCCTTCAGGAGCGGCAGTAGCACCAACAACAGCAGCAGCACAAGCTGGCGGTGGCTTCTTTGACAGCGTTGGCAACTACATCACCACCCATCCAAAGACCTCTCTGGCACTTGCCGGTGGCGCAGGTCTTCTGCTTGGTGGTGCAATGACACCAACAACAAAAGCGACCAGCTTTAAGGACCCTTTCCCAAAAATGACACCAGAGCAAATTGCTTCTATGTCTTACCGTGGTCCAACGTCCTCTGCTCCATACTCAGGTGACGTTCGTGTCCCAACGTATTCACCAAATCCAATCTATGCAGCGCGGGGTGGTCCGATTGAAGTGGATGCCCGTGTTGGTGGCCACCTCAAGGGTCCGGGTACTGGAACGAGTGACAGCATCCCTGCGAAGTTAAGCGACGGCGAGTTTGTTATGACAGCAAGGGCCGTGAAAGGTGCTGGTGGCGGAAGTCGCGCAGCGGGAGCAAAACGTATG